CGTCGTTCATGTGGTCGAATCCGGCGTCCTTATCGGGCTCGCCCCTGTCTGTGTAGCTCTGCAGCTCCAGAGATTCGATCAGCCGAACACACTTATCGAGAATTTGGATCCTTGTTTCTCCACGCCCATTCTCCAAAAGAGCCTGAACAGCAGCCACGCGATCGCGTATGGGGGGATTGCTTCGTGGGGATTGATTTTTAAACCCGTAAGACTCCAGGATTGCGATGTCCGTTTGCGTGGCATTGGTGCTGCGATTTCCACCCGAAGCATCTGGGTACATATAGACCGGATGCGCAGGATATCTGGCCCTGATCTCCTTGGCAATTGCGTCGGTGTCGTGTGCCCCGCTGACTTCATCGACGACGAGCAGCTCATTGCCACGGCGTACGGCGATCACGGCTGACATGTTACCCACGTTGAAGTCGATACCCACGCGCAAAGGCTCAACAGCTGCGCTGTCGTATGGCACCTGGGTGACATGCTTGGCCCGGTTGAACCGGTCGTAGACCTGCCCGGTGTTGAGGTTGACGAATTGCCCGTCGAGGTATGCCCGAATCAGCTGCTCGGGATAATTGGCCAGCAAAGAGTCGATGAATCCCTCTGGCAGGTGTGGGTTGTCCTGGGTGCGCGCCCGTATCAGATGCCTGTCAGGTGCGGTGTTTTTCTCGAATGTCTCCCAGGCCCATCCAAAACCCTCCGGGGTAGTTGCTACATAGAACTGCTGCACATTACCCGAGCGCAGACGGGCAAGTGCCATTCGAGCCGCCTGCTCGGCAACGCGGCGGTTGGCCGTGTCTACCTCGTCAAAGCCGATCGCACACAGGTTCTGGCCCCTGATGCGGTTCCAGGTCTCCATGGTCCGCAGCAGGATCGTGTGATCACCTTCCCTAAAATGCAGCACATATTCGGGCAACGGGCTGACCCTGAAATCGAATGGCAGTCCCAGCCACTCGAGCATGTCATCCAAAGAGCGCATAAGGATGTCGCGCAGCATCGGCGCAACAGGCTCAAACAGGGCAGAAACGTAGCCGATGTTGGCCGCGGCAATATTGATTGCTTTTGCGCACAGGCCATAAGTTTTGCCTGCGCCAAACCCACTTACCAGCCCCAGGATGCGGTGATCGGTGTTGCTGCAGAACTGCGCCTGATGTGGTAGCAGTGTGCTGTTGAGCTTGTCGAGGATCTCAGCTGAGCTTGGCCCGCTGTGACTGGGCCCGGCGAGAATGCTGCCACCGGCGACACAATCCAGGATGCCGGGCATTGTGTTCTGCGCTGTAATGGCTGTGATCTTAATTTAGGATCATGTCTGACATGTCTGATGTGAAAGAATTCATCGACATGGCAGCGCGGTATCCGCTGTTGACCCAGCAGCAAGAGATCGAGCTTGGGCGGCGCATCCAACTGTGGCTGAAGCATCCTGACCCCCCACGAGGCCTGGTCAGGTCAGGTCGGCGCGCCCGTGATCAGTTCGTGTGCTGCAACCTGCGCCTCGTAGTGGCAGTTGCTAAGAAGTACCTCAGGCGCATTTCAGGCACGAGCATCACTTTTGCCGATCTACTCCAGGAAGGCACAATCGGCCTGCAACGTGCGGCTGAAAAATATGACCCTGAATGTGGCTACAAGATGTCCACCTATGCATACTGGTGGATCCGCCAGTCGATCACCAGATCGATCGACATGAAAACCGGCATGATCCGGATCTCCAGCGGTGCCAAGCGCAAACTGCAGAAGTTCCGTGAAGCAGCGGCAGAAGGTGGCACGGTTGAACAGATCCTTGACCGGGCTGGGCTGACTCAGCGTGATTTAAAGATCGTCGAGCAGGCCAGCATCTGCTATAAGGTGACCTGCTTGGACGGGCTGGATCTCAACGCGATCTGATCAGATCGAGCGGCTCATGCGCTCGGATCCGCCGCCACGCATCGAACCACGACGCAGGAGGCTACGGCGCTCGCGCTCCATGGCTTTGCCCTTCTTACGGGTGGCTGCCGCTTGGCGGGTGTAGCCACGAGCAGCAGTTGTCAGATATGCGGCATCGGACGTTCCAGGATTTTGGCTGGCATACCTACTTGATATCCGCGATTGCCGAGAGCGCTGCGCTCCGAATTCTTTGGCGCCGCTCTGTTCTTGTTTCAGCGTCTGGGTGCTGCGTCGCGCACGGGCGCCGGTGGTAGTGGCACGACCCCTTGCAGCTGTGCTACCGCTGCCAGCGAATCGGCCCTTGGAATCCCTGCGCTGTGCCATCACTCGAAAGCCTCCGACTCCAGCTTAGACCATTCAGCTTCCCAGGCCTCGGGATCTTGGTCACGCTCGAGCAGCACGCAGCAGATGTAGTTGCGCTGCTTGGGTGTCAGCTTGTGCAGCTCATAGATAGCAGCGCCAAGCGGGATCTTGTCATCAAAGCCAGTCAGGGTCAGCACGATGTCGAGCATCTTGGTATCTTCAAGCTTGAAGCCGAAGGCGTCGCTGAAAAAGTCGTGGGTGGTTTCAAACATGGGTTTGCGAGTGGTGGGTGAACGGTGAGCGCCTCAGGGGCGCACCAACTGCCGGGCAGGCTTGTGGAAGGTGATCAGCTGGCCGTAGGCACCAACCGGCACGGTGATCGACTCCAGGGCATCACCCCAGATGAAGTCGTAATAATAGAAGTCGGCGGCGTCACGCTCGCTGAACCATGCCACGCCATGTGTGATATCGGCGCTCTGTGCTGACTGCAATGCGGCTGCAGCTGCGGCAGCTTCGTAGCTGGCGAATTCGGTGACTTCGCCTGACTTCGTGTCAGTCGTGTAGATGTCGCCGTTGCCTGCACAGTGGATGAAGATCATCTGACACTCCTGAAATGGCAGGGCCTGTCGCCTGCATTCATTTAGAATATCAAGACCGATCACGAAATGTCAAGATATCGCAGACATTTTGCAAAATGGTTGATAAAGATTGACAGCCATGATCGTTTTGAAATTTAATGATTTCAAGAGGCGAAAGCCCACCACTTTTCCAACCATGACCACTTTCGAAATCGCTCAAGCTCTCGGCCAACTCAAGGGTCGTCATTCCATCGCCTGCAGCGAAAAAGGCTATTTCTCCGAGAATGGCACCCGCATCTCGAAAGAACGCGCCATGGCCGTGCTGGCTGCCCTTCAGCAAGAAGCTGTCATCGGCGCATTCTCGGCTCCGGCCCGCCTGACTTTCGAAAAGCTCAATGCAGCCACACAGGCTCTTTTCTTCGAGCTATGCGAGCAAATCCAATCTGCAACGCATGATGCCGACATGATCGTCGGCGCCAAAATCGGTAAAGACATTCCCAGCATCGGCCTGGCTAATGCACCACGCCTGACCAACCTCAAGAAGGCTGGCGTTTTCGAGCACGGCGGCAAGGGCTGGCTGCAACTGACCGAGCGTGGCCGTGCGATCTTTCTGGCTACCGTCTGAATCGGAGAGCTTCAAGCCCCCGCGATGGGGGCTTTTCTGTATCTGGCCTTCCGTGGCCGTTCTGAATGCTCTCCGGTACTCAGTGCCGGACAACCGATCTAAGGCACCTTCCCGAGGCTTTCAGACGCCACTCCGTGCGCATCAGCGCTGGGCATGCAGCCCTATGAGCAAGTGCATCTCCTTGTATGCACCTAGGGCGACACCCAGATTGCCATCTTCCTGGGCCTTGGTTGCCAGAGCTTCGAGCCTGATGAGCTGCTGGGTCATGAATTCACTGCGCTCGATCGTGAGCTCTTGCTGCTGTTCATGCCTGATCTCCTGAATTAGCTCATCTGCTGTCTCTGGGTTGATATCGAGCTGCTCATTGCAGGCGGCATTGATCCGCCAGCGCGGCCAGCCCATGTCCATCCACAGCCGCAACTGCGTCTTGAGCTCTTTACGGCGCTTGGGTGATAGGGCTGGCATACCCAGAGTTTACCGGGCTTACAACATACAATATGTTTCCTTTTCCGCCCTAAAACCGTCCCCCCTTCCCCCTCTTTCTAAAAAAATAAAATATTGTAATTTGTAAAAAGGGGTAAACGGTCAATCGGGACGGGCAGATTGGCATTACATAATCTTACAGGCTCATACAGATTGTTTCCATATTGTCTTGAACTCTCCCGATAGGTCCTTACGTGTCTTGTAATATCCGAGCGATCTCAGGATCCTGTTAACCCTTGTAAGTGTTGTATGGTTCTGTCGCTCCAACGGAATCTCCAGACAATCGGTCAGAATGTCGCTGCTGAGTATATACTCCAGGCGCCGAATCGATAGCCACATGGTGATCTTGTCGCGCCAAGCGTCCTCTGCATACATATTCCTGTTGCGAGCATTGTTGACTTCTGTTTCTTGCTCATCGAGGAACCATTTAGCCCCCGCCAAATAGTCACGACGAGCGCTGCTCCAGATCCTGTCGCGCAGGTCCTCGATCTTTTCAGAATCGATCTTCTTTTCCACCGTGTAAATCACGAACCGGCGGTTGCCGGTCTCATCAGAGAAGAAACCATCATGCTTGTTGGTCGTGCCGCAGAGCACGAACTGCCGCGGCCTCTCCTGATGCCCTTTGCCATATGCCTCGCGCACAAGGTCTGTTTTGCGGGTGATGAAGTTCTTCAGCCCAGCCGACTCGTGATTCTTGATTCCACCATCCAGCTCGCCCCATTCCGCGATCCAGCGCATGTGCAGGCCCACGATGTCGTCTGCATCTTTATTGGACTTGATGAAACCCTCGTAGAACCAGGGTTCGCTGGCCAGGGTGTTATAGAAGCGTGTCTTATGCAGGTGCTGGTCGCCAGCCAAGATGTGCACGAAGCCGCAAGGGCAACCCGGCTCATAAATGCGAGCCACAGCAAAGATCAGCCATTTGCGCAGAGCGCTGTTATCGAAGTCGTGAGCATCGCCACCGAGGAGTTCGCCCGCAATATTCGCCCACACCGCTTCAGGCAGCGGATCTGTGCAGGTGTCTAGGTATTGCCGGATTGGGTGATAGGGGCGGTCACAGGCTGCACGCAGCAGCGCATCCTGCGCAGTCTGGGTTTGCACATCGATGCCGCTGTGCTGCAGGTCGATGTAGGCCAGGCGTAGCGCGGTCTCATCCATGCAGGTGCCGTCGATCTCGATGGCACGTTTCAGGGTGTTGAACCGCAGGGCACCACCAAGGCCGTTGTCGATGATGTGCTTGAGCTCCAGCCCGCGGGGCTTGACCAGACGACCAGTGTCTGTGTGATGCTGTCCCAGGCGCTCGTACCAGGGCAGCTGCGGCAGCGTAGGACCTTCCATCCGCACAGCACCGCGCAGGGCATCCTTGGTGGCACCGTCTGCGATCCAATCCGCGATGTCATATCCATCATTCGGATCATCCCAGGCGTCACCGTTTGAAGGCTGCGGCCAGAGCCACCTGGACCCAGGGAACGCCGCGGCCAGACGCTGCATGAGCTCGATCCCAGGGCGGTCCCTGTCCGGGCAGAGGATCAGGCGGTTGGCAGCAAACTTGGGCAGGTCGGGCATCTTGGACTTCCAGGAGCCGCTGCCGTTGGGCACAGATGTGACGTGCAGGTCCATCGCCCGCAGTGCTTCAGCACAGGTCTCGCCCTCTACAACAAACACCGTGGCACCAGACTCGGGCAGATCCTCATACCACAGCGGCAGCAGGTCATCTGTCTTTGTGCCCTTGGACCAGGACACATCCTTGGGGCCGTACGTGTAGTCAATGCGGCGGTGCAGGCTGCGCTTGCCCGCGGGGGTGAAATATTCCCATTGCCTGGTGCGGACAATCTCGCGCTCGGTGTGGCGCTTGAATGTCACGCACTCGGCGTCATCGTTGATCTTCACGCATGCCCAGCCATCTGCCACGATCTCGCCCACCTTCAGGTGCGGGTGGCGCTGCATGGGGCTGCAGGAATTGCCGATGCGGCAATAGAGCAGATCATCCTCCCACTTGCAGCCACTCGACGTGCGGCCACAGACAGGACAGGGCGTTCTCGTGCTCGAAAGCATGGTAAAATAATTCGAAGAGCAGGATTCGACCCCGGCTTGGGCTGGCACCCACCGGGGTCATTCCGTATATGACACGGTAACACGATCCGAAAGGAGCGTCACAGCATCATCGACGGAGCGTGCCACGCCTGCAACACCACCGGCGCAGCGCAGGCGATCCAAAAAGTGCAGCTGGTCCTCACGGACCTTGCCTGTGGGCGTCTTGATCTCGATGCCGCAGAAGACGGCCACCTTGGAGCCGACCATATCGGGCGTGATCTCTACGGTTTTCCAGCCCACAAGATCGGGCGAGCCTGGGTGCAGACCAAACTGCACCATCCGACCGTTGGCATCACGCAGAGCGCCGCAATGATTCCGAAAAATCGTGGAGCCTGGGCACTTAGCCGAGAGCGCCAGGCGAATTTCGTTTTGCAGGACAGTCTCTGGCTGTGCACCCATAGCTCAAGTTCTCGGCAGCTTGATTCACTGCCCAGACGGCGGCAGCACGCTGCACACTATAGGCGTGCGAGAGCTGATGCACAACAATCAGCAGCTCGTCCTTAGTCATAGTATCCGCGGCGCGGCGGATCCTCTCCATAAAAAGATCGGTCGAAATCGAAGGCTGAATCGAGGTCATAGCACCATTCGAGGTAATCGACCGCATCCATGTCGTCGGTGTATTCCGACTCCAGGTAGGTTACGGCCACGTTGACATCAGGTCGTCGTGAGAGCAAAAAAAGAAGCAGTTTGGTAAACCAAGTCATGACGGTTTGATGTTGCGTAGATCGTAGACAGTCACAAGGCGGTGGGTAAGTTGCACGCAGACGTAGGAGGACTCGCAGACGCGCACATGACCGCGCTGCCAATCTGCACCCATATAGACCTTGACCGGCGTGCCAACACGAATCGCACCAAAGCTAGGAAACATCGGCCAGAATCAAACGACGTAGGCGCATGCGTTCAGCCCAAGTTGTGTACTCGACAAGCGAGGCATCGGCAGCAGGCTCGGGCTCGACAGGCACCACAGCGTCTGCAACGGCGAGCAGTACACACTCCATCCGGCAGGATGAATCGATGATGCACTCGTTGTGACGGGGGTGCCAATATTCGGCCAGACAATCTGCGGGCAGAGTCATCGCAAAGACAGGTACATGAAGCCCAAAAGCAGTGCACCTGCGATGCACAGCAGCAAGGTGAATTGGTCCTCCATCAGCGCTGTGCCTGCGGAGACTCCAGATTCAGCACAAACAGCGCAAAAGCGGCGTGAGTGCGGATCGCGTGCGGGCCTGGAGGCGCCATAGGATAAGACTCTGCCCACCATTTGATGAACAGTTCTTCGAGCTCTGCGTAATTAGGGGTTGTCATCGGAAAAGAGAATGCGGAGACCACGTACGGTGAAAGATCCGAGCCAGGCCGTGCCATCATGCACGTCATAGAGCACCAAACCGCACCTGCGATGGGGTTTGCAAGCTTTTGTGATGGTCCAGCCACGCTCGGTGGCGATTTCAGCGATGCGTTTGAGAGTGAGAGTGGGTGCAAACATTTTGGGATTGAGTACGTCCGGTGTCATAAGCCATCGCCCACACACCGAAGATGATGGCGAAGATGGCGCAGCGGTTGATCCAGGGGTTCATGAATCTAAACGCGGAGGGAATCAGGAGGGAGCCAGCCTCAGGCGGCCAGCGCCGTCAGAGCGGTTTTCACGTCGGCGGCTTTGTAAAAGGCAATGGCCTTGTCGAGTGAACCGAAGTGGCGCCCCATGGAAAGGCTGCCGCAGGCGCTTTGGATATAGACGCTGACACGGCCGGGGATGCCAAAGCACACGCCGATCTCTTTGCCCTTAGGGCTGGTCAGGGTGAAGTAGGTGGCGGTTTCTTGTTGGATGAGGGTCATGATTTGGTGAGCGGTGGGGGCTCTTTGCCCCCGATTTACATATCAAAACACTTCAAAAAAATCAAAGCAATCATCAATATACAGCTTGTAACATGTCTATCATTTGCGCGATTTCATCACCGCATAGGCCCAGCCCGGCTTATACCCGCGGTCCTTGGCGATCTGCAGCAGCTCTTCGAGGGTGCGTGCTTTGCCAACCTCTTTGCGTTTGCTCTTTGCAGTGGCTCTTTCCTCGGCTGCAGCACGGCGCGTATCTACCTCCACAAGATCTGCCTTGACCTCCTTGGGCATCTCTCGGGCCACCGCATGCACATGCCCGCAGAACGGGCAGACGGCAGCAGGCCGGTGGACCCCATAACACGACGGACAGATGCGGACGGCTACAGCGCGCAGGTCGCTGCGGCTCTTGGGCGCAATGCCTTGCAGGCTCCAGGGGCGCACGTCACAAGGCAATCCATGCGTTTGAGAATTGCCAGCGCAGTCCAATATCACGGCTTCACGGTCTGAGGGTCGCAGGGCGCGCCCGACTTGCTGCAGATACACGCTGAGCGATGCCGTAGGGCGCAGCAGAATGGCGCAGTCGCAGGCGGGGACATCGAAACCCTCGGAAATCAGGTCTACAGACACCAGCACCCGTACATCGCCTGATTTGAAAGCATCAAGCCTGGCGGCACGCTCGGCAGCAGACAGGGTGCCATCAACGGAGGCCGCGGCCACCCCAGCCTCATTGAAAGCGCCGCAGGTGAGCTCGGCATGCTTGATCGACGTGCAGAATGCGATCGCACGACGGTCAGGTGCATACTTCTTGAAGTTCTGCACAGCGCTATAGAGCACCCGCGATTCGATCATGCGCTCTTCGATCTGCTCGACCCTGTAGTCACCAGCCCGTTTCGACAAGCCAGACAGATCGGCGCCCGTAGGTGGTGCGTAGAGCTTATAGCGCGACAGGTGACCCATCTCCATGAGCCGAACCACAGATGGACCCTCCACCAACACATCAAAGGAATCCGACAGACCTTTGCCGTCCAACCGCTGGGGCGTGGCCGTCCAGCCCAGCACGTGAGCATTGGAGTAACCATCGAGCACTTGCTTCCAAGACCGCGCCGCACAATGGTGCGCCTCATCGACGATCAACAGGTTGGGCGACCAGGGAAACGCCTTTAGGCGGCGGGCAGCCGAATGGATCGACGCGACCTGTACCTGCGCGTGCATGACGGGGTGGCCTGGCGCGATCACACCGTGTGGCACGCCCATGGCCGTGAGCCGCGCAGATGTCTGTGCAATCAGCTCTCTGCGATGCACCAGGATGAGCACATTGTGGTTGCGATATGTGCTCAACTGGGCGATGGTGCAGAACGTGTGCGTTTTACCGGCGCCCGTTGGCAGCACCGCCAAGATCCGCCGGTGCTCCTGCAGTTCAGCTCGGATTTGGTCAATCAAATCGATTTGATACGTGCGCAGGCCCATTACCGCGATGCCTCCTGCTCGAGCAGGTCTGCGAATGTGTCCGCATATTGCATCCGGCTGTTGCGCAGCCATTCGGCTACTTCACGGATTGCTGCGGCTGCTTCTGTGTCATAGCCAAAATCGCCATCAGCGCGGGCCATGGCAGATGCGACCCGCCGCACCAATGAACGCCCCGGCTTGGCGGCGTAAGCATCTGTGACTTCATTTTTCACAGCAGCATGAATGCCGGCGCCGAGTTCAAGTCTCTCGATCCTGTCGCGCAGCTCGAGGATACAGGCAGATCCGCCGCTATCTTTTGACGACCAAAAGATCACTTCTGCCCACTGCTTTTCAGTTGCTTTGAATTCAGACATCAGACGATCGGCAGGGTGACTTGTTCTTGCTGGCCTTGATATTTACCACAGCGGTCCTGATAGGTCGTGTCGCAGGGCTCGCCCTCGAGGAATAGCAGCTGGCAGACGCCTTCATTTGCGTAGATGCGGCAGTCGGCACCGCTGGAGTTGCTGAATTCCAGGGTCAGGTGGCCGCTCCAGCCAGCCTCAGCGGGGGTCACATTCACGATGATGCCCATCCGGGCGTAGGTGGATTTGCCGACGCAGATCGCCGTGACGTTGCCTGGCATCTGCAAGCGTTCCAGGGCCACGCCCAGGCCGTAGCTGTGGGCGGGCAGTACGAACCACATGCCCTCAGTGTCGGCGTGCAGCTTGACCTGCTCAAGATTCTGTGGATTGAACCGCTTGGGGTCCATCACGGTGCCAGGCACGTGGCGGAAGATCTTGAAATCTTTGGGCGACAGGCGCAGGTCATATCCGTAGCTGCTGCAGCCGT